CAAGAAGAGAAACTCTAAAGTTTTCTTAATTTTAAAGTTCCTCTTCCAGGAGAAGCCAAAGGCACCCCCGGATGGGAGGCTTCGGCTTCCGTCTGTGGTGGGTCGCGTGGCTTCTCTGGCAGAGGCTCGTAGATTGGCGAGGAAGCTCCTAAGGTGCTCTCATGGAGACCTTAAGAGCTTCCAGGCCATTTGGGATGGGTATGTTTCGGTCCTTTTCCTTTGGTATCCTTGGATATCTCGGGGGAGTCCAGTTAATTCGAGCTCCTCTGCTTTAGTGCAGAGGAACTTACGAATCTGGATGTGGATGGGTCGAACTTTGCTCTACTCTGGACTTAGACATTTAGTGACTTGTATCAAGTCCCTAAATGATTATTTCAGATGGAAAGCAATGTCCTCCACCCTTCCACCCCCCGAGGTTCCCTCGGACGTGCCTGGAGGCCCTCATTATGAGACCTTCTGGTTCCCGTTAGAACCAGAAGGTCCTCTTAACGAGTACCTCTTTGCTGCGGCCAATTGGAAAAGGGCCTTACCTTACCCGACACAGGAGCAGGTGAATGACTCTTACAAAGAGTTCCAAGAGACCGTAACCCAGGAGGTGAATCCTCCTGAGTCTGTTCTCCTGGCCTTCGAACGGTATTCGAAGACTTTCTGTCAGAGATATGCACCCGCCAGGATCCGGGATCCGGAGGTCCTTTCTAGTCCTGCCGCCTCTTACGAGGTTTCTCGTAAGAATGGTGGCAAAGACAGGATCTTCCGGATGCAATTCCGTGAGTACCTGGATACGCTTCCTATGTCATCGTACATGGGGTTCTTTGGTGACTCAAAGGGAGATAATATATTAAAATCCCTCAGAGTCACCTACATCTTCTACCATCTCGCTGGTGAGGGATACCTCGACTGCAGTCCAGAGCTGTTCCTATGGGGCCATTCGGACCCATGGGAGGAGCTATCTGAACTGGTTGATGCCGAGGTTCCCACACCCTCGTGGGAGGGTCCTCATTACCCGTCAAAGGTTTTGGTGGTTCCGGAGAGAGGTTCGAAGGCTCGTATCGTAACTACGGCACCTGGTGTCATTACGATGAGCCTTCACCTTCTCCGGACCCTCGCCTACCAGTGGCTGGAGGAGGACCCTTTCTGTAGTGTGATGTACAAGAACTACCGTGCACACTCCCTATATGACTGGGCGAGAATTAACAAGGATCGCCTTGAGGGGATGGGTAAGAGAAAATATTTTCTCTCGTCCGACCTCTCAAGGGCCACAGATACTTTCTCGAGGAAACTTGTTGAAGTGGGTCTCAGAGCTTTCTTTGAGACCCTCTTTGCTATGTTTCCTCGATTCCGGTGTCTGCGGCCTTTGCTTCCTTTTGTCTCGTGCCGTCAACTCTACGAGCTACCCGATGGTTCTCAG